TCTTGTTAGTTTCAATATCGCTTCTATTTGTTTCTCAATTGCTGGTTTTCGATTTGGCCAATAGATATATTCTTTGTCGCCTGTACTATGTAGTTTCTTCAGGAAAGGTATAATCATCTTTTCGAGTTCTGCTAATTTATTTTCAGTTTCAGTTAGATTGATTTTGTAATTTTCAACCGTCTGTACACTCTCTTTGATTGCAGAGTTATATTCTTGTTCAGAAACGGCTGAGAATCCGAAATCGTGTTCAGAATCTTTATACTCTTTTAAAATTTTATCGAAATCTGTTAGTGCCATTTTATTGACTCAAATCTATTCTAAAAGCGACACCAGTTATTCCACCCCTAGATTTTCCTCTTATGTCGAACTTGACTTTTCTTTTTATACTTTCAACATAAGCACCATCTATTTCAAAAAATCCTTTTGGACTAATAATACTATCAGCTGGTGCGCCGCGAAACTGTTTTAGTGATAACTCACCTGTCATAGCTTCATACAACAAAGCAGTAGTAAAATCTTCATCTTCTTCCACATATTTTAATAGAGAAGCCATCAAAGATTCTTTATTATTTTCCAGCCAGTATTCATAGTTTTTATCTTTAATTATTTTACCATTTTTTAAAAATTCATTAATAACTTTGGTGGATGCTTCTTTTTCAACTCTTGATTGATTACTTGATGATAACAATCGTGTAGGCATCTTTTTCAATTCATCTATAATTGATACCAAAACTTTACTCTCTTTTTGTGATGGTAAGTGTTTTGCGGCAGAAGAAAATAATTGCAGTTGATACGCCTTGGCCAGATGCAAGTTGTACAGGCCCAGCCATTTTAACAGAAACGGTATGAATTTTTGAACCGACTCTAATAACAATATCAGTTTTTGGTTCGGGTTTTGCATAGATGGATCCAAATGGTCCACTTGAATCATCCGAATGCCAAATTTTAATTTTGTTTTGGCCAGCATGTTTTAAAATATGTTCTACACATTGATCCGCTTGAGTTAGTATTTTGGGTGAATATGTTCTTTCAAATTTAGTTTGTTCATTATTTTTTATTCGAATTTTTTCTACAATACAAAACTCTAAATCAACACCTTCTGAAGCTGCCATAATTATCTCCAAATAAAAGTATTTATCTGATTATATCAATGGGCTTTCCAGAAGTCCAAACCTCCAACTCAGTTCTCAATCTATTATCACCATTTAATGTTTCAAAACGATTTGTCGCCTTGTTTCTCCACCATTCAATCAAGTTTACCATTTTGTGTTTTTCATAGTTTTCACCAGGAATTAGTATATCGGACATACACTTAACATACTCTACCATGTTCTTAAAACCATAGTCACTGTAATAATATCTTTTTTGCTCTGTCAACCCTTTTGCCTTCTGAATCGTTGCTATGAATGTATCCCCTTCAGGACTGCCTTTAAGTGCTGCTTTGGTAAGTGAAACGATTTTCATTGTAGTTTTCAATTTCTTACTTGAAACATCTTCATCAACAATATCACCAACCAGTTCTTCCACATAACTGCGTAAGTCATCATAGGCTTTTCCATGCATCATCGGTATGAAATCACTATCGGTTAAACCTTTATAACGAATGTAAGGTTTCATGCCATCATACTGTGACACCGTTTTGGAACTTCCATATAAACTTGTTGTTTCAAACAAACACAAATTCATATTGTATTTTTTATTGACAATTTCTCGTACTTCGTGTGATGTACAAATTGCAGCAAGTAATTTACCACCAAGATAATTATAACCAAAAGGTTGTGATGGAACAATAACGAAACCCATCATAGATGATCCATTGAACCTTTTGGACCATTCAGGTTGTTGTGTGAATACTTGTCCAAGCATTTCGTTGCGTGGCTTCATGTTGATTACTGGTGAACCAAGGCGAATGAATCCTACAATCTTTCCTGTATTCTTCTCCAACACAGCCAATCTTATTTGACGGCCAACTGGTGAAATGTTGATATGTGAACTGGTAATGTTCAATAGATTTTCCCACTTCTCTTGTGGTATTTCCAGTACTTCAAAATCCATATCTTTTGGATGCATGGTGAAGTCTGAAAATAAATCATCTTCTAAAGGGAAGAGAGGATTTGAAGAGAGACCACCAAGAGATGCCAGTTTCTGGTCACGCATATACTCATCGACACGATTAAAACTCCCAAAATAATTTTCAAAAACAGATGCACAATGTAGTGCTTCAACCTTTGTCAAGTTCATACTTTAAAACCTGAGAAACTCTTCTTCTGTGATTTCTCGCGGTCACCAAATGTATTTAATGGTTTGTCTTTACCAGAATCAGTAATATCATTCTGTGCTGATTGTTCAACATCATATAATCTCATTTTCGACCTGTCAATACCAAGAGTGAATCGTTTGTAATATGTTGGATCATTATATCGATTCTTCAATTGTTTCACCATGATCTGACCCATCTCTTCCAACTCTTCCGAGGAAATCAGAGCAAACATCAAGTCTGCTGTTGCTGGCAAACCAAAAGACTCACTAGTGTCTTCGAGTCCGGGGTCTGAACTTGAGAAACCTCCCCGAGTTGTTTGTGTAGCAGAAACAATTGGTACTCCGAATTCAACAGCAAGACCTCGCAATTCTTCGGCAATTGATTTGACATAGGTGTAGCTGTTGACATTTGCTCCTGCCTTAACCCTAGAACTACAACAAATGTTAAGGTAATCAATAAAAATGATATCAGGAACAAAAGATTTTTTAAGATTGAGTTCATTCAATAGTGTCCGAAAATGTGTAGCACTAGCTGAGGCTGTTGGGTATTCTTTGATAATAAGTTTACCAACGGTCTTCTCACGCAGCTTCGTGAGTTTTTTGTCGTACATATCTTTAGATAAATTGACAAGATCGTCAACAGTAACATTCAATAGATTTGCATCTATCCTCTCCGCAATCCGTTCTTCAGCCATTTCCATAGTGATGTACAGTACATTACGGCCTTGCACCATTGCGCCTGCAGCCACATGACACATGAATAGACTTTTTCCAACGCCAGTTCCGGCAAGAGCGATATTAAGCGTTTTAGAAGGTAAACCACCCTTTGTGATCTTGTTAAAGAAATCCAAATCAAAAGGGATTCGCTCTTCTTTTCTGTGGTAGAATTCATATCGTTCATCCGTGTTCTCCAAATAATCGTGACCTACCGAATTATCAAAACTAATTGCCAATGCATCAGATAGGATTTTTGGAATAGAACCCTTATCATTTACTTTATCTTTGCCGTCAAGGATTGAGATTGAACCCAACACGGCATTATATATTGCTTTTTCTTGACAGAACTGTTCTGTTCTATCTACGAGCCATTCGATTTTTGATAATTCGTTTTTAGACTGTTCGATATCTTTGAGAGATGCATCACAACCTTCAACTTCATCTTCTGAGAGTGTTCGTTTTTCTTTGACGGCTAGTTTTAGTGCTTCAATTGTTGGTGATGAATTGTATTTGTCTGTGAAAGCAGCGATCTCATTATAAATCGTTCTATCAACTTTATCCGTAAAATAATCTGGCTTTAAAAATGGAAGTACCTTTCGCAGGTACTCCTCATCATAAATCAGATTCTTTAAAATTGTTTGTTCCAGCTTCATCAATAATTTCCTGTTCAATATTGGAAGACATTAACTCCACCAATAGGTCGCCGATGTAATTCTTAAAGTCATCATCTTTTTCAAGTTTTGATGGCTTACCAACATTAGATTCTAACACATCATATGCAAAAAGTAAATAGACCTGGTCATTTTCTTCCTTGAACTTTACTTTGCCATATTTAAATATGGTATCTTTGTATGGTCCCTGTAGAAGTTTAATGTTTACCGTAGTCTTATCATCTTTAGGATAGATGAAACAATAATCAACACCTTCATCCATATTACTCTCCAGTCATCGTTGCAACATCAAAAGTCTGGTCAATGTCCGATTCCATGATGCTACCAGATGATACTGTGTATTTGTCCTCAATAAATTCACGGAAAGATTTCTGTTTCAAAATCGGCATCCAGAATTCTTTTGTGTCGGTATCTTTTTCTCGGTACTTCTTGTCTTCAACTTCACCTGTTGCAACATCTACTTTGGAGTACCAACCATTACTTGGTTTAACCACATGCTTGGATTCAATAGCAAGGTCGAGTAGACCAGACCAAGTACTAATGCCACCATCATAAGATACAGAAACAGGTATTTTAGATTTTTCTTTAACATATCGGGATTTCTCTACATTTATAATAAAATTGTAACCAATAACTTCGGTGCCTTCTTTTTCTTGCTGGCGACCAATGATGAAAATGTTATCAGCTGAATAGTAAGAACCGGTGCCACCACCAACAATATCTTTCGGATACAAACCAATTTCTTTGTATGTGTGATTGACAACAACCATGGGAATATCTTTGAGTGACAGGTGCGGAGTAATCATTCGGAATAATGACTTGACTTGTTTGGCGCGTGACATATCAGCAACGGACTTTCCATCCAAAGCATCATCAACTTCTTTCTTTGATGCCAAATTACCAATCGAATCGATTACGATAATCAAATGTTCACCGCGTTCCAATTGTGTTAATTGCGCCATCACATCAAACTTCAATTGTTCAATGTCAGTCAATGGTGTGTGTAGAACTCTATTGGTGTCAATACCAAAAGAATCAAAGTAACTCTGTGGTGTACCAAACTCAGAATCATAGAATAACAATGCTGCATCTGGATATTTGTCCAGATAAGATTTTGCCATCAATAATGAGAATGCAGTTTTGAAGTGTTTGGATGGACCAGCCCACATTGTAAGGCCCGGAGTTAAACCACCATCCAATTTACCGGAGAGTGCCACATTGATAATTGGCACCGCTGTTGAAATCATGTCTTTTGCATTAAAGAACTTTGATTTGGATAAGATAGCAGAATCTTTGATGCTGCTGTTCTTTTTAATTTTGTCAAGAATACTCATTTTTTACCTTTTCATGAACATATATAAATCACTACAATTATACTTAGGTTCTTTTTTTTATCAACCAAAGAAATCATCCAGTGAACTTGTTTTTTCTGCCGACCAATTCATACTTCTCAAAATCACACTGATTGGTTCCAGAAATGCCTTATCGAATTGTAAATCATAATCGATGTAGTTGTCAAGCCCAAACTCTTTTGGTATCCGAGATGGGAAAGAAATCACATCCTCTTTGAAATGATTTGGTACTTTTAGATAGGTGAACTTTAACTTCTCGCCTTCTTGGATAAGTTGATACTTTTTAGTCAAACCTAGTAGTGTCAGATTATGATTGTACAAAATGGCACCGCGCACATGGATTGGTGTACCTTTTTTATACAACATTACCGGATCAGAATATGTGCGTAAACCATTTAAACCCCGAGGAAAAGAGATTTCTTCTGGCGGCAACTTCTTAAACTCTTGCCTGAAATCTGCAATAAACTTCTGAACATCATCTTCAGTGCCATTCATCATCAACTTAATAGCCAAACGCATTTTCTCACGGATAGCCGATGGTGTGGAAGATTTAATCATTTCCAATCCCATCACCTTCATGTGTGGTTCTGAGTATTGTACACCTTCATTGTTGTACACATTTAAGATATACCGTTTCTTGGCAGTCCAGACACCCTTATCGGATAGACCCTCGCGTTTCATCTGCATCTTCTGTTGATATGCATGTACATATACTGCAAGTTCTTCATACGACTTGTCAATAAATGGTTGCAATTTATCTTCACATACTCTATCCATGAAACTGATAACTTTTTGTCCGGGCATCTTAACAACACCATCGACACCATAGACCTTGTTAACCAACTCACCGAGTCTCAGATAGATTGAGTCTGTGTCGGATGCAATAACATAATCAACATCTTCTGTCTGCACAATCTTATTCATGTACTGGTTAATCTTGGCCTCAATCCAACGAATACTTAATTGGCCAGCAGTGGTGACACCCAAGGCCATACGCAAATCATAAAACCGGAAATACTGAGAGCCCAAAGCACCGTAAGCACTATTAAGTGATACCTTTTTAGCCAACTGTAGGTTGTTGTATCTGGCAATAAGTTTTTCAATTTCATATTTTTTAGAATCATCTTTTTCATCTTCATACTCCTGTTGGGATTTCAACATCAGGTTTTTGAATTTTTTACGATCCTGATACATTTCTTCCATCATCTCTGGTAAGAAACCTTGTTTGTCAGTTCGAAAGAATTGGCCGTTGGGTGTTATTGTGGCATTTTCCAAACTTGAAATGTCAATTTGTCTTTTCAAGAGTTTATCTACAGAAACACCTTGAGAAAGAATGTCACGCATCTCTTGAGTGTAATCCGCAGGATCAATAATTGTTTCTGGTGAAATGTTATATTGCATCATCAAATGTGGATACAAACTATTCAAGTCGAATGATGCAACCCAATTGTGTAAACCTACTTGCACCTCTTTAACATAAGCACCTTCGAATGCAGAATCTTTATCCTGTGTCTCGCGTGGAGGCACAATAATGTCTTTGTTCAACAGATAGGAATATGTCATCGAATCCCACATACGAGTTTGTGCAAACACATCTTCGTAATTACA